AGAAGCTAGGGTATTCAATCAAAATATAGTACAAATAGGTTTATTTTCTGCATATAACATATATGATATGAATTTTGATTTTTATGATAAATCAAATTCTGACTTAAAGGAATTGGTATATGAAACTTTAAAAAATATAGATTATGAACCATACACGAATGCTATAAGCAATATAGACGGCATAACTGGTGAATTTAACACTAAGTTGGCAGCAACTGATATATTTGATGATAATTTCGCACTTGACCCTGAAGATTATTTCTCTAATTTATCAAGTATTTTAAAAGAAGAGTCTAATGATGATGATATTGCTGATAAAATAGAAAGTGAATACGACAGATTAAAAGAGAATCAATTAAAAGAGTTTGCTATTAATTCTAGAGTAGTTCCTAATATAAACAAGTGGGTTTTAAAAGATTCTTTAACTGTTAGAGATCAACCATATTATTTGAATGCTAATGAGGCTTTTGGTAGAACTAATTTTTCTCCAGATATAACTTCAACTTCTAGAAATAAAAATGATATGACCCATGAGTGGTTCTATATGGATAAAATTCCAAAATATTTAAGATATGATCAATTAAATAGTACGTTCTCATATATTAATTATATCGAGGATTTTGAATTAACTCCAGATTTATTTAAAAGTGTTAAAAATGATTATTTTGATAAGTTTATGATTACCGAAGGTTTTGAAAAGAATCTAACAGTAGATGATCTAAGTTTAATGAGAAATGATATTGGCAATTATAGTTTTATACAAAATATAGAGGATGACTTTAACAACACATTCTTTAAAACAGAATTAAAGAAAAAATATACACTAATAGATGGTGGAGATACAAGTTCATTTGCTAGTACAATATTTAAAGGTCTTAAGGTTGTTTTAAAAAATAGAAAGGAATTTATTAATAAAACAGCATTAGATTTTGTAAAAAGTAGCGAATTTAATGGATACAAATTTAGTATTTTATTAAAGACTAAAACGGATGTTAATGCAAATGACATAGATTTTGAGGTTATTCAAAATAAAAAATTCAAATTTGTAATATTCTTTATCACTGTGGATATTAGTGATTATTGGATCAAGGGTAACATGAATAGAAAACTCTTGTATGAATTAAATCATAAGATATTGTACAATCACAGTGAAGGAGATTATGAATATGCTAATACAACATTCGATGGTGCACTTAATTGGAATCAAACTGATTTTACAGGTAATACACCATATTCAATAGAAGGTATAGATCACTTTGACGGAAGTCAACCTAATTTTGATAATCAAATATTATTAGGTGAGAATGGATTATACGGAGACGTATTAATGGATATTTATCCAAATACACCTGGAAATAGCATATATAAATTTTCGATTTCTTCTGTAGAAAATTCTAATCTTATTAAAATTCAGTCTTTGCCTGTTAATGTATCTGATCCTACCGATGTACTAGATGTTACATACATGCCTAACTATATACAAAGACAAATTAAATATTATTATGTCAATGGTGGTACTGGTATACATAAATCATTATTAGAAAAACTATCTATTAACAGTGTAGCAGACATGATAAACTTAAATGACGATAGTGTGTCATATACTACTGTTGAAGAAGATGGTACCGAAAATAAAAATAGATTTACTATTAATTTCGAAGATGGTACTGAGATAGTTAAATATGCATCCATTAGTATAGAAGAGGACAATGATAAGCCTAAGAGTTATAAATTATTTAAAGGTATCATTGGATATAATTTAGTTAATTCTGAAGAACCTGAATATTATCCATTTTTGATTAGACATAATGGAGATTATACTGTTGATTTTAAACCCGTTATTACATTCACAGACATGTATACTCATTTTAAATCAAATAGATTACAATCTACAACTGATGTCAATGAGTCTAAATTAGAGTCAATTTTATATAGACATTCTTTAAATAGTGTTAAAGAACTAGAGACTGCGAAATCATATTATGAAAGATATAATAGATGCGGAACCACGTTTAATGTAGGTTTTATTAAAGATGGTAATATCCATGATAATAATTGGGGTATTATTAAAAATCACTTCTATCACAAAGTGAATGAAATTAATCCAGAGGGTGTTACTAAATTATCTGAGTCTAGTGATAAACTACCGTTATATCCATTAATTGATGAAATTGCAATTTCTAAAAAAGATGTAAATGTTTTTAAATCTTCATGGGATAAAGATTATTATACTAGATCTTTTTCTTCAGGAGAATCTCAAGATATTCCTGGAACTATAAACAACGCAGAAGAGAAATCATATCTTTCTTCTACCGCGATGAAAATAAATGATTCATATGATGTTATTTCATTTACATCTCAGCATGTAAATAGTCAAGAGGATTTAGATCTTATTTTAAAGAATGCTACAAATCAAAGTGAAGTAATAATATTTGAAGATGAAGATCAACTCGTAGCAGATTTTTATATAAGTGATTCTGTTGTTAGATTATTAAAAAACGATGGAGTTTTAAATAGAATTAAAAGTTATGTAAAAGCTATTGATTCTGCTGGCGATAAAACAACATTAGAAGATGATGCAGAGTTTTACATAAATAGAAATATTATTAAGAAATTTGTAGTTGATTCTATATCTTTGTATACTCGCAGATTTAAAGGTTCTAAATCGAGTATAACTGACATTACAAATGTTAATAATCCAGGTGAAAATGGATTTTCCCCCGACAATAACTTTACGTTTAAACCGCACAAACAAAAGCCTATGAATTTTAGGTTGATATATAATAAAAGATTAGGATATTCTTACGACATCAAACCTATGATAAAAATAAAGTCATAAAATGGCAATTAACATTCAAGAGATATTACATCCAAGCGATTCAGACTCTATAAAGTTTGAAAAGATTAACTATAATTTTGATCAAATTTTAGCAAATGGAGGAGGACCTGCTGGTCCCAAAGGTCAAAAAGGTGATCAAGGACAGGTTGGTTCAACAGGACAAAAAGGTGAAAAAGGAGATATCGGTAATACTGGTCAAAAGGGTGAATCTGGTGCTACTGATAGCCCATGGTATAAAGTCGAAGTAGATTCTAATAATGATGGTAGAAACGAAATTACCATTCTAAAACCCAAAATAGGCACTGATTTAAATATGCCTATTATTTGGTTAGGTGATCCTAGTTTTGAAGAAGGTTTAACTGATGGTGATATTGATACTAATTCTAGATTGACAATTGCAAAAGATATAACATTTGAAAATTATATTAAATTACAACACAACGTAAACAAAACAATAGTATTAACTAGTACTGAATCAGGTGCGTATTCTAAATTTAATTTTCAAAATTCATTCGGCAGCGCTAATATAGAATTTGGTGCCACAACAGATAAAATTACATTCTTAGCCAATACTTCTTTTTTTAGTGCCACAGGTGCGGGTGTAAATCTAAAATCTATAGGAGACACTAATATAAAACTAGAAACTTCTGGTAATGGTATATTAGATGTTGATATAAACGCAGAGTTTAAAGGATATTTAAGATTGCCTGCGGGTTCTACTGGAGAAAGACCAGTAACACCGCAATATGGTATGATTAGATATAATACTGATTTAAATATTGTAGAAGCTTATTATAACGATAACACTTGGAAAGAATTATGTACTGATTGTGGTTCTCCGGTAGGTGATAGTATAGGTATTTCCGGAGGAGATATTAATGCTAACGCAGATGGATCACCCGCTACGGATACTATTTCTATATCTGGAGGAGATATTGATGCTAACACTGATGGATCTCCTACCGGTAATGCATCTATTTTTATAGATCCATTATATACTACAGGTGACAGTGATACTGTAGCAGATTTATATTACGTATACAATAAAGTTGAGACTTTATATTTAAATTATGTAATTACTCCAGCAAATACAGTATTAGACTATTCAGACATTTCTGTTAATGAACCCGGTTTAAATATCACTGTAGATTCTGCTAATAGTAGAGTTATTATAGAAACTGTGCTTAGAGCAATAGGTACACCATGGGTTGTTAGAATAAGTCATCCTCAAGATGTTAATAAGTATGTTATTTGGAATATACACCCGATTGCAGAAAATAATCCAACTGCAACACCAGTGTCTACAGCATCTGCAACGCCAGTTCCAACACCAGTGTCTACAGCATCTGCAACACCGGTTCCAACACCAGTGTCTACAGCATCTGCAACGCCAGTTCCAACGCCAGTGCCTACATCAGCTGCAACACCGGTTCCAACACCAATAGCGACAGCATCTGCAACGCCGGTTCCAACGCCAATAGCGACAGCATCTGCAACGCCGGTTCCAACGCCAATAGCAACAGTATCGGAAACACCAGTTTCAACGCCACTGTCTACAGCATCTGAAACGCCAGTGCCTACTGATGGAGGCGGAGGAAGCCCATCATCATAAAAATAAAACAAGATAAATATAAAAACATAAATATAAAAATGGCAGCAAACGAATACATAAGAACAGTGAATATCACACCCCTAGGGACTTCATATTCATGGGATACACCACCTAATTGGATTACAATCGTAAGGGTGGGAACTACTGATGATTGGACAATTACAGTAGCGCCTAATTCGGGTGTTGCCAGAAACGCAACGCTTACTGTTAGACATGCTAACACAAGTACAATTGATACTATTGAAGTGACTCAGGCTGGTAATACAGTTATTACGCCAACTTCAACGCCTGCACCAACTGCGGCTCCAACTTCAACGCCAATACCTACAGTAGCGACAACGCCGGTTTCAACACCAATACCTACAGTAGCGACAACACCGGTTTCAACACCAATACCTACAGTAGCGACAACGCCGGTTTCAACGCCAGTGCCTACTGCAGCTGCAACACCGGTTCCAACGCCAATAGCGACAGCATCTGCAACGCCGGTTCCAACGCCAATAGCAACAGTATCGGAAACACCAGTTTCAACGCCAATAGCGACAGTATCGGAAACACCAGTTTCAACGCCAAAAGCGACAACACTGGATCCAACACCTTTTCCTACACTAAGTCCAACTGCAACATCATCTAGCAGTGGTGGCACAGGTGGCGGTGGATGTCACATCGCAGGTGAATTAATTACAATGGCCAATGGTGAAACTAAAGCTATTGAAAATATTAAAATTGGAGACGCATTATTGTCCTTTAATGTTAACGGTTATAGTTTCGATGAAAATGCTTATCTAAACTGGTCATCGCATGTAGATAATTTTGAAGGAGAATTTACTTCTGTGAGTGTAACTAACATTAAAATAGATTCATATGATTCATATTACGATTTTAATAACGGATCTTTGAAAATTACATACGAACACCCTATATTAATTAAAAACGCAGATAATATTGTTTCTTGGAAAACTGCAAGAGATTCTGATGTGGGAGAATATATGTTAAATGAAAATAATGAATGGGTTTTAATTACTTCTAAATACTTAATAAGTAAAAATGAGCCGTTTACAACATGGACACTAGATGTGGAAACAGAAGATGTGTATTTTGCTAATGGTATATTAGTACATAATGCAGCCGATGAAGTTATATCAAAGGACGATGATTCCGGAGATGGTTTTGGAGAACAACTTGGATAATAAATTATGATTAATTTTAAAAACATATTAACTAATAAGAACACCCTTACATTTGTATTGGGTGCTCTTTTTGTTTTATTATTTTTAAGACAATGTAATCAGACTGAAAATCTTAAACATGATTTAGAGGTAGTTCAACAAACAGCAGATAGAAATTTAAATAATTATTTAGCTTCAAAGGATTCTGTTAATCAATTAATAGCGGAAAACGGTAATTTAATATCTAAGATAAGATCTTATGAATTTGATATAAATGATTTAAAGGATGATCAAAATGAATTGGTTTTAAAATACAGAAAGGCTCTTAATTTAAATAAGGATTTAAACAAAGTTAATACTCTTTTATCAGCTGATATAGATATCAAAGATAGTTTATTGGCGGACGTAACATCATCTGAAGTGGATTCAACAACAACTAAATTAACGTTTTCTAAGTTTGATGATTTTGGTAATGGTAATTCTAGAAATTTAATGGGTAATATGTTAATAACAAGACATGATACTGGATTAAATTATGGAAATGCTTCTTTTGATATAGAACATACGATTAGTCTATTAGCAGCCATAGAAAGAATAAACGGCGCGGATCAATTAAAAATTTCTACATCATATCCAGGATTAACTTTTAGTAATATAGAAAATATAAACCTTATAAATACAAGATTAAATCAAAAACCTAAAATGAAAGGAGGATGGTCAGTAGGTATTGGTATCGGTTATGGAATCAATCTAAACAGCAATCAAGTAATAAGTACTGGTCCATCAATCGGATTAGGATTATATTATTCTCCTAAATGGTTAAGATTTTAAAATTAATATAAACAATGGCACAATCATCTAGATATTTTTACTTAGATTCTGATATTCTTTTAGAATTTATTTACCACGACCAATCAAATCCTTCTAAATATCAAATAGAAGTAGATGACAATGGTAGCGAGGTAAAATTCTTAGACACAGTTAAGGGTAATCCATTTGCAAAAAGACACTTAATAAATGAATTAGGAAGTGCTGTTGTTAATTTTGATGTTACTGAAAATTCAGGTTACATATCTGTAGAAAACTTTGCTGCAAGAACTCTTTTATTGCAGAGCGGTAAAACTTATAAGTTTAATTTAAGTGAATTAACTAATCCAGAATTATTTCAAATTAGTGGTGCTTTAGGAATTTATTCTTATTCAAATGTTACTAAGATTGGTCAGTTTACACCTAATCAAACTGGCACAATCGAATACATGTGCGGAGATTTAATAGGAGGTAAAATTATAATAGACACTAGAGCAAATCCATTATTTGCAAATCCAGATGAAAATACTGGTAATGATATTAATCAAACTATAGGTAGATATCATGCTGTACAATCAGATGCAAGCGGTACTAGATATGCTTTATTAGGATATGATTCTACGGGTGATTATGAAATGTTCAATTATATTAATAATAATGTAAGTTGGACTGGTGGTAACGAAACAGATCTTTTAAATTACCAAACTGAAGCTACTGCTAATATTAATTATATTAAATACGATAGTATTAGATTACACTTTAGGAGTGGTTATAATTTTTCTGCCAGAGGTTATGAAGGATTTTTATTTGAAATAGCGGCGAAGAGATCTTCTAATGTAAGAAATAATTTAACTCAACTTGTTTATTTAAATACTAGTAATTATGAATATGCTAATCCTAAGCCATTTATTTTAGGAGAAACACTGTATAGCAAATTTATAGATCTTAAAATACCCACATTAGTTCAACAAAATGAAGAATTCAATGATAGGTTTTATGGAGATGGTACAATAGGTTCAAGTGATTTAGATCCTTCTTCTAATTATGAACTAACGTTTAAATTAATTGATCAATTAGAAACCTTTAATGGATATGATTATTTCATTACTGGTGAAGAAAATAGATTTACGATATCAAGAGAAGATGAATTTCAAGATTTTACAGTAGTCGTAGAAGACGCTGATGATGGAGATTATTTTAGAATATACGGTGAAAAGGATAATTCTATAGGTGCGTTTGAAGCATATGTATTAAATCAAATAAACACAACTTCAGACGATATTATAGTAATGTATGACATAGATGTTTTTGAAACTATAGGTACATCTGAAATTAAAACATTCCAAACTTCATATACACAATATGAGGACTTTAACACACCCATTGTGTTTAGACCTGTTATTATGAATAGTAGTACAGCTTCTAGTTTTTCTATTGATGTTATAATGAGAATATGGAATCAAACTGATAATACACAAATTGTAAAAATGGCTAGTTTAACAGTTAAACAAGCTGCTAAATATGGTAAGAGATTAAATAAACTAAAAATTAATTCTCCTAATCAATTAACCGAAGTATACAATGTATTACCTCAACTAGCATCTAACAAAATAATAAATGGCATTTTTACTGACAACATGCCTAAAAGTACTAAGTATGTCCCTACATTTTTAGAGAGACATAATGTAATTGCTTCCAAGTCAAAAATTGTATTTGAATCTAATACTGACGATATTACAAGACAAGATATTAGTGAAGTAGATACTTCTGATTTTAAATCTGAAGGTGATTTGCTCATTAAAATTCCGCCGTTCACATCATATTATAAATTTGTAATAGCTAAAAGAAAAGGAGATGATGTAGAATTCATATCATTTACTAATATAGAAAATGTAATCATGACATTTGGAGATGGTAAACAAAAATTAAAATTTAATAATATATTCAATAAGGATATTAATATGGGTGAAGGTGAAGTACTCTTTAAAATAAGTGAAGCAAATGCTAACACAATAAGGGGTATGAAAAACAATACATTCTATATTAGTGTTAATAATGGTATAGATGAAAATATGATTTTATCAGGTAAATTTGAAATCTAATTATGGTATTAAATAGCAGAAATAATTCATTCGATTTTAGGTTTCCTAGGGGATTTGTACCTAAAGATGTTGCAGATAAGTATAAAAAATATTTAAATAAAATACCAGGAAGTTTACTATCAGAACCTGTAGATTTTATTAATTACAGTATACAGGGTATTAATATACCAGGTGTATCGTTTGATCCATTATCACAAGAAGATAACGATGGTACTAAGAGATATCACAGGGGTGCATTGCCAATTCAAAATGTAATTAATAGAGAATTTACGGTCAGTATGCAATTGTTGGATGGTTTTATTAATTATTGGATTATGATGGATACTCTTTTGTGGTATTATGCTAGATCAACTAAGCAGGCATATATTATAGATCCATTGTGTTTAAGAATATTAGATGCTGAAGGTGCATCTGTAGCATATATGGAATTTACAGATTGTATCATGAATTCTATTAACGAGTTAAATTTAAACTTTGCGGAAAATGTTGCATCCTTTAATACATTTGAGGTTACATTCTATTATAATAAATTAAATCTTAGATTAGAGATAGAATAAAATAAATTGATATATAATATATGAAAACATTTAATAAATACTTAATCGAGAACACTATCACTGAGAATGATATGAAACTTGTTAACGAAGGTCTTCAAGAAGAGTGGACTCCTGAATTAGAAGCTAAAATAGATGAGGCTTTAGAATTATTCGAAAAGGAATACATGAAAGAGGATGGTACATACGACTTAGAGAGACTTAACGAAGAAATAACAAATGAAGGTTTCTTTGGTTCTATTATAGGTGGTTTAACAGGGTTTGCATTAGGTAAATCAGTTGGTAAAATGGTAGCAAAAGTATTAGGTATTCAAAAGGGTATCTTTTATGATCTATTAACTTCAAGACTTGTAGGTGCCGCTCTAGGTGCTAGTCTTGGTAAAAAACTATAAATGAATTACCTCGCAGTAGATTTTTCTCTAAATTCACCAGGTATATGTTTATATAATGATAAAGGTAAGAAATATCATTTTATTAGTTATATAAAACCTAAAACTGGAACAAAGGCTGAACAAAAACTACAAGAAGAAATATCCTTATTAGAGGATGTTACTTTGGTTGATCAACCTGATTTTACTAACAATGAAGCTTTCTCAAGTGCTGAACTCTTAAAGGTTAAGCGCTATGATAAAATGGCAGCCGACATTATAAATCTTGTCTTACAAAACTCATACGATGGTGATGGGTTTATTGTTTCATTTGAAGGAACTTCTTATGGTTCTAAGATGGGAACTAATAATATGATAGACATGGCAGCAGGCGCTGCAATTCTAAAACTCAAACTCTTAAAGACCTTAAATCCCGATGACATCTTGACTGTGGCTCCAACTACTATTAAGAAATTTGCTGGTAAAGGTAATATGAATAAGCTTCAGTTGTTTGAGTCCTTTCAAAAAAACGTGAACGAAGACCCAATCTTAGCTAAAAGTCCTTTGTGGAAAATAGTTAAAGACCTTGAAATTGGGAAAAAGATCCCGAAGCCCCTTGACGATCTTGTTGACGCTTATTTTCTCGTTGCATACGTTGCAAGCCTCCAAGCCTAATCTATCTTCTGGCTTAACTAACATTTGTTATATGCAAGTTGTATAAAACTGTTTCATTTTAAATTAAAAAAAAATAATTTAATCTCTGGTGAAACAAATTCAAATGTGGATATATAATAAGTATATTAACAAAAGCTAAGATATTAGTCAATTTTATGTTGTGTACTACTGAAATCATGAACCTGAACAAAGCTCTCATTATAATGGTGCGAGAGCAAAAGATCACGACACAAGAGCGTGAAGACTTACTTCGTAAAGCTGGTTTACAAAAACTAGAGAGCAACAGGTGGCAAGATTCAGAAGGTGCTATACTTACAATGCAAAATATTTGAAACCTTTTGTAATATACATTTATAAGAACTGAAAGTAATTTCAAGGTAAACAAATTTAACAAATTAAACAATTTAAAGGTATGAGTGATTCATTTGACATTTTTAACTTGGGTGTAGAAGACGTAGAAACGCATCAGGCACCCACAAGTACAGCTTCAAACGAAGTGTACAAACCAACCGCAGACGACGGTAAAGACGGAACTTACAAAGCATTAATTCGTTTTGTACCAAATCCAGAAAACCCTCGTAATTCCCTAATCCAAAAATATGTACACTGGTTGACAAACTCAAGTGGTGATGGTAAACTAGTTGATAGTCCATCTACTATTGGTGAGAAGTGTCCAATTGCAGACGTATTTTGGAAACTACGTAAATCAGATTCAGCTGTAGATCGTAAATCTTCAGAGAAGCTGAAAAGACGTCAACAATACTATTCTTTAATTAAGATCATTAAAGATCCACAGAACCCAGAATTAGAAGGTACTTACAAAGTATTCAAATTCGGTTACAAAATTAAAGAAAAAATTGACGCTGAGTTGAAACCAGACTTTGGTGAACCAACACAAGTATTTGACCTTTTTGAAGGTAAGAACTTTGAGTTGATCATTACACGTCAAGGTGAATACAATAACTACGACAAGTCTAAATTCTCTGCTAGTCAATCTGCAATTATTATGGGCGATGCTCCAGCAGAAAGAACAAAAGAGACTATGACGTCTATCAAAGAAGAATTAGAGAATGCGCCTTCATTGAAAGGGTATGATTATCAAGCATGGGACGAGGACACTCGATCATTCGTAAACGATGTATTGAGAATGTACTTAAATCCAGGTGATTCTATCGCAGAAGTTACTACAACGACTACTAAGAAAACTGCAAAAGCTACAAATACATCTGCACAAACAGCTGTAGCTGAAGCTCCAGTAACAACAGAGTCAACTTCAAGCGTATCATCAGAAGATGATCTAGATTCTTTCTTGAATGACCTCGACATCTAATATACAACTTACTGAAGAGTTAAAGGATAAAATAAGATATGCACTTAAACAAGTAGTATCTCAAGTACATCCTGAACCTAATAAGAAGCTACTAAAGGACATGCATGGGCGAATAACCTGTGCATGTCCCTATTGTGGTGATTCCCACTCGGACGATACTAAAAAACGAGGTAATATCTTCTGGGACACTCTACAATATCACTGTTATAATTGTAGTTATCACACTAACTTATATTCCTTTTTAAAAGATCATGAAGTTAAATTAGCCACAAGTGATGATTCATTTATGGTTATAGATTACATTAAACAAAATAAGATACAGGTTAATTCAGAATCTGTACTGAAGCATGATGCATTAAGAAAGGTTCAAGAATTATCAATTGATATAGATACATTTAAAGCTAAATTTAAGGCAAAGGTAATAGAACCAGGCGATTGGATTTGGTTTCAATTAAAAGATAGACTACTACACAATAGAGTAGATGATTTCTTGTATTCTGAAAAAGAACATAGACTTTGGATTCTTAATTTTGGTGCAGATAATAAAATTATAGGTGCACAGACACGTAGAATGAAGGGATACGGACAAAGATATCTAACATATGATTTACCAAAATTGTATGAAGAGATGGGACAACCTTTAGAATTATCCAACGAAGAACTAACGTCTCTTACTAAAGTATCAACATTATTTGGAATTATGCAATTAAATTTTCAAAGGCCTATTACTATATTTGAAGGCCCGTTAGATGCTAAATTTATGGCAAATTCCCTCGCCCTTGCAACTGCTGGTAGATCAACTGATGACTTTGATGAAATTCCAACAGTTAGATATATGTTTGATAATGATGTAACTGGTAAAAAGAAAATGGCCGAGAAGCTTAAAAAGGGTAGACCTGTTTTTATGTGGTCTAAATTTCTTAAAGAAAATGGGTTAGATAAATATAATATCAAAGATCTTAATGATTTGATGTTGAAATGTTTTGAGCTTAAAATCGATGCTCATAAAAAGATCGATCAATATTTCACCTCTAGTCAATTAGATCTATGGTACGTATAGAAGATATTAGTATAATGGTTGAAGACAACTTCGAAGAATTTCAAAAAGACAGTGATAGGTTTAAAGGTATGAAACTTTTATTAGATTTCAAACCATTGGATCTAAGTATCGAGTCACCTGACATTGAAATGCCAAAACCTAAATTTAAGAAAAGACAAATAACGTCTAAGTTCATCAAGCCTAATCCCAATAAGAAATCATTATTTTAATATGAGTAAAGAAAATATTTTAGCNTTGGACCGCAAATTAAGTGGCCAAAGAACAGAGTGGACTAACAACATTAAAGGATTAGCACAAAGTTTAAGAAATTTAAACACCATGGAGGAAACTATTGCTGAAGTATTATCTTCTAGACAATCTCTCGTTGAGCAGATGTCTTATTTAAATATGAAAGTAAAAGAACAGAAAAATAAAGTAGCAGTTAGATATAGAGAAGCTTATATTAGATATTATGAATATGATTATAAGTTAGGAGAAAAACAAAAAGAGAAGTTTATTGAAACTGATCTAGCTGATGAAAACATGATATTATCTCATTTAGAAAATCAAGTGGAATTCTTTAGAGATTCGGTAAAAACCCTAGATAACATGGGCTTTGCCATTCGTAATAGACTTGCATTAAAAGATCTATAACGACAAATAAAAATGCTCTAACAATGTGGAGCTTACGTTAACTGAAAACAAACAGTTGTTACGCATTGATGCAGCAACTGAATTAGAATTGGAACAACTCAATATTTCTTTAAATAGAAGAATTGAGTCTTGGCGTTTTAACCCTTTGGTCAAAAAGGGTTTATGGGACGGTTATGTTTCGTATATTAAGGATGATAAATGGATTCCTTCGGGTTTATGGCGAGAAGTCATGGGCATATGTAAAGAATATAAATTTGAATTTAAGTTAAATGGTATTACAGATATATTTGATACCAACATAAATCAAGAAAAGTTTACTCAATGGGCGTTAGATTTTTTCGAAAAATCAGAAATAACACCAAGAGATTATCAAATAGAAGCAGCTTTTAATATTTTAAAATTTAAAAGATGTCTAAGTGAATTAGCAACTTCAGCTGGTAAAACATTAATTTCGTTTTTAACAGTTGCTTATTTATTAGAACATGAAAAGGCTAAAAAAATCTTATTTATAGTTCCTAATGTTTCTTTAGTAGTACAAGCAAGTGAAGATTTTTTAGATTATAACTATAGAAATGCAGTAGACATAAAAGTACAACAGATATATTCTGGTCAAAAAATAAGACCGGGAAGAAATGTAGTCATAGGAACTTATCAGTCTCTAGTTAAAAAAGATAAATCTTATTTTAGTGAATTTGATGCTATAATTGTGGATGAAACACATAAGGCAAAATCAGCGTCTATTAAAACTATCCTTCAAAAATGTGTTAATGCAGATTACAAATATGGATTATCGGGTACTATACCAAAAGAAGGTACTTTAGATAGATTAACATTAATGGCATACACCGGACCTCTTATTACTGAAATAAGTGCAAATTACTTGCAAAATGAAGGACACATTGCTGGTTGTAAAGTAAAAATAATTAAAATGGATTATGCTCCTCAATCTACAAAGGACGCATTTAGAGAAATGTCACAAAATAGATATGAAAGTAAAGATGTTTTTAAATTTGAACAAAACTATGTCATTAATTCACCAGGCAGGCTTAACTTTATTACAAGTATTATTTCCAGAGTACGCGGTAATAGTTTGGTCCTTTTCCACAGGATTGAACATGGTAAAAAAATATATGAAAAACTTCGCAGAGACAGTGATAAAACTGTTTATTATGTTGACGGTGGAATTGATAAAGATATACGAGAAGAACATAAAAAGAAAATGGAAGCAGGCGAAGAAGTTGTTATTGTTGCGTCTTACGGTACCTTCTCAACAGGAATCTCAATCAAAAAAATTCACAATATCTTTTTTACAGAATCGTTCAAATCAGAAGTAATAATTAGACAATCAATCGGTCGAGGATTACGCCAACATAAATCCAAAGATAGCGTAAATATTATTGATTTTGTAGATGATTTAAGTTCATCTGATTGGGATAACTATTTAATAAGACATGCTAAAGAACGCCAAAGAATCTACAGAGAACAGAAGTTCAAATACGATATTAAAAATGTAGATTTTGAAGGAGATATATAATAAAATAATAACATTCAAAAAACAAAAACAATATTATGCAAAAATTAAAATCTTTTCAACAATTTGCTACGGAAGTTCAAATTTCTAATACTAGAAAAATTGAAGAAGAAGCAATCGCAAAAAGAAGCAATGAAGCAGAAACGTTTAAAAACTTACTCTCTGAATTTAATGTCACTTCTGTTAAAGAATTAACTGAAGATCAAAGATCAGAATTTTTTACCAAATTAAGAGGTGCTGAAATTAATGAAGCAGTTACACTTATTGAAGAAGGTACAAGAGGTCAATTTGGTAAAATCGACAAGAAGGGTAATATTACATCGATATACACTCATTATGATTCGTATCCAGAAAACATGTTACCTATCATTAAAAAATCTTTTAAAAATTCAAAATCAGTAGATGCTGTTATTGCAAAGGGAGATTGTTCTGGTTTAGAAACCAGTATTGATAAGATAAATTTTTATGGAGATAAAAATGCAATGACACCGTCAAAGGGTTCGATCTCGGACGTTTCTAAATATTTAAGAGATGTAGCTAATAACGGTGGAGCAGAATTTGTTTATCTTTGGGACGAATCTAATAAAGAATGGTTAATGGCAGACATTTATGGTAATGGTTACGATGAATTAGTACCAGCATTTGAATCTGTTTCAGTTTCTGTAAATGAAGCTATTGCAGTACAATTTAAAAGAGACGCTAAGAAAGTTGTTACAGTTTACAATAATCTATTTGCAAAAAAATTAACTGACTTTGGTGCAATGTCTAAAGAATCAGTGTTAGGTTGTATTAAGTACTTATTTGAAATGGCAATGGAAGACGCAAACTTCTCAAGAGAAGGTTTTGCAATTTCTAAAAACATTAAAGGCTCAATTTCTTCATATGAAGTAAAAATGCCAGGATTAGGCGGATACTATATTAAAATAGGAGCAACTACAACAAAGAGAATTTTAGATCAATACTATTCAGATATCGCTAATGCAGCAGGATGGTCGGGTATTGGTATCGTTGAAGGTACTGCACTTTATTTACAACAAATCAAACAAGAAGCTGCAGGGCAATCTTTATTAAACGCATTTAACATGTTCAATGAATCTACTGTCGTAGAAGCTGGTGAACTACTTTGTGAAGCTACTGTTGTCATGGATGCAATAAACCCTGAAGATAAGGACTTTTTAAAATTCTTAAAAAAGAATAAAGTTGAAATCACAGATACTGTAAAATCAGGCCCAACTGGACACCCTGAAATTACAATGCAAGGAAAAAGAAAAGATCTTGAAAAGGTTCTTGCTGATGGCGAATACGGATGGGACGATCCAGGTTTAGCTGAATATATCGAAGAGTCTAAAGTAAACGAAGCTGAAGTTAATTCTGATGAAGAATTTAATGAATATGCAATAACAGTTTTACAAAAAGCATTTGGTGAAGATTATGATGAGGCTAAAGCAAAAAAAGTAATTGATGGAATTTTAGCTAAAGCTGATGGAGATTATGGCGTAGCAGTAGGTATGTTGACCAGCTCATTAGGAGCATAATAAAAACAAGATACATATCTTATGAAGATCTACAATAATTTTGAACAGTTTGTAACTGAGAGATTACATTCAAATATAAAAGAAGCTTTAATTTTAGAAGGTGGAGCTGCCGGTCACATGGCACATCCGTTTGATGATAAGTCATTAACATTCGCAGACTTCAAAGCTCTTATAGAAGCTGGTTTAAGTGGTGAACTTAATTTTGAAGAAGACGCTACTGAAAAAACTGATGGACAAAATGTATTCGCAACTATTCAAAATGGTGAAGTTAAATTTGCTCGTAATAAGGGTGAACTTATAACACCAATGGATCTTCAAACATTTAAGCAAAAATTCGACGGTCATGCATCAGCAATGGTCGAAGAAACATTTAAATTTGCAGCAGAAGATTTAGCCAATGCATTAATTAAATTACCAGCTAAAGTTCAACAAGAAGTATTTGAAAATGGTCTTAATTGGATGAATATGGAATTGATCTATTCTAAAAATCCAAACGTAATCTATTATGACAGAGATATTATTCAATTTCATGGTATAAAAAAGACAGATGGTAATGGTAATATAATTGGTGAAGATAGTAAACCTGCATCAGTAATAGCAAAAGCATTAGAGTCTGTTAAAGCAAATGTCGGTAAAACATTTACTATAATTCCGCCTCAAATAATTAAATTAGGCAAGGATCTTAATTTTGAAGAAAATAAAAATAAATTTATCAAGAAGGTTGAAGCGCTCCGCGACAGATATAATTTGACAGACGCTGATGAAGTTAGCCGCTATCATGAAATGTGGTGGAGAGAAACTATAGATTCAAATTTTCCAGATTTAACACAAGATCACAAAGAAGGTTTATTATTAAGATGGGCATATGGTGATAAAAAGACTCTAAATCTAAGATCATTAGATAAAGATCTCGGTAAAGAAAAAGCATCTTTAATTAAAAAGTTTGACAAAGAGGATGTGAAAAAGAAATATAAAGAGAACATTAGACCATTTGAAGATCTATTCTTAGAGCTTGGTTCTATTATCCTAAAAAATGCTTCTAATTTTGTTGCGGCCTCACCAGACGCTGAAATGCAAAGATTACATAATCAAATTAGAACTGAGGCTAAAAAAATTAAAAAAGGCGGATCAATTGATCAAATACAAAAGGTCGAAGCTGAATTAGCTAGATTAGAAAGAATAGGTGGAATTGATTCAATTATGCCAACTGAAGGTATTGTCTTTGTTTATAAAGGTAAGACTTTTAAATTAACAGGAACATTTGCTGCAATTAACCAGCTCATGGGTATTATTAAGTACGGAAGATAAACAATATAACATGGCATTACAAAACTTAAGAACATATTTTCAATCTACCAATATCAATGATTTCCAATCAATGTTAGATTTACCATGCGTAGTATCTGAAAAAATACAAGCATCTTCTTTTCATGTAAAGAAAACATCAACAGGATTCCAGTATTATAAAAGCGGCTCTAAGCATGCTATGGATAAAGTAGATAGAACGATGGTTAAATATTATGAAAATGCTATCAATTATTTTGGAACTATCGTAAAGGATGTAACAGAAGATATGCCAATTGATTGGAAGTTTGGATTTGATTATATGATAGATAATAAAACGGTAGATATAGAATATGAAGTTCTGCCAAAAAACAACTTAATATTAACACATATTCAAATATTAAATCCCAATAACGATACTCAAATTAAAAAAGTAGTTAGAGATCCACAAATTTTAAATAAGTGGGCAGATAAATTGGGTGTACAGAGACCTCCGATTATTTTCCAAGGTAAATTACAAGAAAATCAAAAGAAAGATTTAGTAAATCTTTTAGCCATATCAGATTCTGATTTTTCTATTAAATATAAAGATCAATCATTTACTAGAACAATATATAATATTTTTAATAATGGCCTTACTAATCCAGCATTAAACACATCTTTTGATGATGATATAGATGGATTAATAGTTAATTTTTACGAAGGTAAAAATCCAAAGAGTTTTAAATTAGAAAGATTTGATAGAAAACCAGCTGAAGATAGAAAACCTTCAGACATGTATCAAATATCTCTATTAGATTTAGTTGAATATTTAGAAGATTTTGATATATCAAGTGTTAGTTTAGAAGAAGAGGAAGCAGATCTACGATATATTGAATTGATTTCTAGTATATTTAATGCATATGTAGAAAAAAACGCATCGAAATACATAGGTACTAATTTTGATTCTGCAGACTTCTCAGATAATAAAGGATTTCAACTCAACACTGTTTTTATAAAAAACGAAAAAACAATTTCACTTGTACAAAATAAAGTCCTATCTGAATTATTTAAAATTGCATTAGGTAGTTTTAGAAAGAGAAGAAACAGAGAAACAGACATTATTAATAAAGATTTAATGAAACAAATCAATGATATAGTAGATGTTATTGAATCTATAGTAATGTCAAAAACTAATGAAAACGACGTTATGAACTTTAAAACATATTTACTTAATCAAAAATTACAATATACTGAAAGCCCTATATTAGAAGGACTTACAGTTAAATATCCAGAACATGGTAAAACACCGGTTAACATGTTTGTTGGTCGTTTCCAACCATTTACATTGGGTCATGCCAAGGTGGTCGAGACTATTCATAAACAAAATGGTTATCCAGTAGTAATTTTATTAGTGAAATCAAAAACTAAGAAAAAAGAAGATGCATTTTCTAGACCTTATGATGAAGAAACTCAGGTTGAGATGCTGAATAGTTTAAAGTCTAAATATCCGATTGAAGATGTTTTTGTAATTCCAACGGGTGGTATTGACACTATGTTCAATGCAATGAGACCGAAATACGAACCGGTACTTTGGGGAACAGGAACAGATAGAATGAAGAGTTATGGATTTCAAGTTAACAACCCAGAATATAGAGAAGATTTAGGGTGTAGAACAGATTTTGGTCTATTTGAAATTCCAAGAAGTGGTAAAAACATTTCAGCAACACAAGTTAGAAATGCAATGTTAGACGGTGATGAGAAGCTGTTTAAGAAATTAACTCCTAAAGAAATACATCATATGTATGGTGAGTTAAAGTCTAAATTAGAAGACTCTATGGGTGTTGTAGCGAGTCAGACATTAACACAATGACATTTGATCAATTTTTAAAGAATATATAATAAAATAATATAACAATAAAATGGCAAAAATATTTTACGTAAGAGAAAGATCTGGAGATTATGCTCAAATGAATTTCTTTAAGACAGAAAAAGAAGCATTGGCATATGGTATATCTCAATGGTCGGGTTTCGACATGTACGGTGATCCAGATGATGAAGGAGATTCATACGACGAGGATAATGACGCATGGTTTGAGGGTGATTCAATTAACACAAGATCTGGAATTTTATTCTTCTTTGAAGAAAGTAGTGTTTATGTAGAAGAATTTGATGAAGCCGGTGCAAGAGAGTATGTTCAAGATGAACTTGGAGATAATGGCGCTGCTATTTTCTTTGATGGCTTTAAAAAAGGAATGTATGGTTATCTAGGTAATGGCGCTGATGGTAAACATTACAAATGGGATTGGGACGGTATGGATATAAATGAATCTATACAAGAGCGTCACATCACAGTAAAAAGAAAATATACTGAAAATCACCCAGCTATTAAAGTTGGTAAAGCGGCTAAAATTAGAAATAAAGTTTTAGAAGCTATTAAAGATGGTAAATTAACAAAGGATGAATTTGAGTCAATAGTTAGAGAAATGACTGTAGATTCTACGAGATGGTTGAGAAGAAACTCCACATATTTCAATGTTAGTGAAGACGGTATTACACTTTCTAAAACAGGTAAAAGAGTTTTAAACGAACTAGCACCTGTTGAAACAGAATTAGAGATTAATGAAAAAGCCTCGGCATTTAAACAAGCAAATGTTATGGCTGAAGAAATATTCGGTGAATTTGGAATCGCAACACTGGACTATGATCAAATATCAAGAGTTATTGATATTAAGAGAGCTGATAAATTAGCTAAGAAATATGGAGAAGATAGTTTTATGGCTTTAACTGAATTAGATATGGAAGAGCTTCTTAATAAAAATCCAAAATTAGTAAAAGAAAATAAATCAAACAATATGAAATCAAAATTAGTATTTGAAAGTTTCAGTGAATTCGTAGAATCATTGTCAGCTTCAACGAATGAATCAACAGAAATGTTAACTGAAGCGTTTAAGTCTTCTTTATTAGCCAGTTTATTTAACAATAAGTATGGTAAATTTGATAAAAATTTAGCTAAGGCTTTTTATGGTTCGGCTAGAGTAAAAATGGACTTAATTGAAGATGAAGATCTTTTAACTCTTGATCCTCAGACTGCTTATAAAAATAAGCAAGATGACACAATTATCTTTTATTTATCAGATACACCTAAAGAGAATCCACATGCACCTTATGATGCGTGGACGGATCATAAACACATTCCAGGNGAAGGTTACTTATTAGCTGTAGCTTCTGGTGATAATGCNTTCTATACTAGAGCTTGGGGTTCAAGATATTCTAGGAACAGTGAGCAGGTTTTGAAAAAGGTAGAAAATGGTTCATTAGATTCTATCGGTATTTCTAAGAAGTACAAAGGTTGGGACGGAACAGGACTTTATAATGTAAAAAGAATTGCTGAAGTTGCAGATAGAGCTATTGTATTGAACATGGCACTTTTAAGACAAAAATATTCTTCAGCTAATCAAAGAGCTGATAGGGCATCTGCAAAAGCAGGAGCAATTGCTTTTAAATCTGACAAAGATTTTAAGAAAGATAACATGGATAGATATCAAATTATCTTACAAAATAAAGCCGTTAAATTACCGCTTGACAAAATGGTTGCAGACGCTATTGACACATTAGCAGATCAAATTAAAACAGGTTTAGCCAAAGGTGAGAAGACTAAATATGGTGAAATTTCTATTGGAACTAATAAAAAAGGAAACCATGTTAAAATGAGAGATGCTTCTAATCACATGTCTAACATTCTAGATAACTATTCTAGATATTGTGATTATGTTGAACAAGAAAAGGAATCTAAGGATAGATATGGGGATGCAGAATCTTGGTATGCTAGATCTATTAAACAATATGCTAAACAGATTAAAGATGATGTTAGTAAAATTGAATCATTTGATTATGCTTGGTAAATTTAAAAGAGTATTCTTTGAGTATTGGATTAAACCATGGTACTCTGCTTAA